TCACAAATTAAACAGCTCTACGAAAATCCGAACATTTCAAGACAATTTATATACGCTTACGCATATAAATTGTCTTGAAATGTTCGGATTTTCGTAGAGCTGTAGATGATATTAGTGAAATTATGTTATTGCCACATTCTAAAGAAAAATTAATATATATTGGATCAAAAACAATTAAGTCTATTTTAGATGATATCTTTAAAGATATAAATACTTAATTGGCCGTATTAGGATATATAAAAATTAAAACCACTAAATTTTTGATTTTTTATTTTTTGAATTAAAATTTCTCTCTCTCTGAGAAAAGTTTTAAAAAACTAGTTAAAAAACTAGTTTTTTTATCTTAGTATTACATATATAATAATTCAAAATTAGATGAAATACATATGCAACAAATGTAATAAGGAATTTAGTCAAAAATCTAATTATGATGTACATATAAATAGAAAGAAACCATGTATTGTGATTCTAAATGAGAATACATCAGATACTAGAAATATAATATTTGACGCCAAAATAACGCCAAATGACGCCAAAAACTCGAAAATTACCGCCAAAATAACGCCAAATAACGCCAAATATATTTTAAATAATCAAGACAGTATAATAGATCTAAAAAATAATTTAGATTCAGAAAATAATGATATAGTTTGTAATTATTGTAATAAAGTATTTGCAAGAAAAGATAATTTAACAAAACATCTCAAAACTAGATGTAAAATAAAAAATAGGCATGAAAATATAATTGATAAATTAATTGAAGATAATAAAACACTTACTGAAAATGTATCTAAACTAACAGAGATTATTGCTAATTCGAACATAAAAAATCAGAATAAAAATAATATCAAAAAATATTTAACATCAAATTACACATCAAATTACACATCAAATTCACATAATATATCTAATACTAATAATGGTCAAATTATTCATAATCAACAAAATAATATCAATATCAAAATGGTGTCATTTGGTGAAGAAGATATTAATAAATTAACCGAAGGAGAAATTTTAAATGTACTAAAATCAAGGGGGAATGCTTTTATTAATTTGATTAAGTTGGTTCATCTAAATAAGAGATTACCTGAATATAATAATATATTAATGAATAATTTGCGCTCTGATTATGCATCTATTATTAATAATAATAAATTAATGGTTTGTAATACATGGATAAGATGATAATATTAAAAATAATAATTAAGTATGATGTAAAATTACATCATACTTAATTATTATTTTTAATATTATCATCTTATCTAGCTAGCATCCTTTAGGATGCCATGAAAATCAAATAATTTCAGATCTTATTTCATATAGATTATCTGATTTAGACGAGCTAGTTACTAAATACAAGAAAACAAAATATCTCTCAAAAAAAGAAACAGAAATATTAATTTCTATAATGGAATTTTTAAAATCATGTAATTTAGAAGATGAAGATGTTGATGGGAATATAATAAAACCTGGTAAAGATTCTCTAAAAAAGATAAAGGAATTTTATAAGGAATTAATTTATATATTTTATAATGATCGTAATTTAGTAGAGAAATCATTAAAAGATATTTTAGATACAGATTCAGATACAGATTCAGATACAGATTTAGATTTAGAAACTGAAATAAAACAACTCCTAAATAATAATTCAGATAATAGATATTTGGATGTTTAATTAATATAATGTTAAATTATTTTTTTTTATTTGTAAAAGATGATGCGTTTGTAGTTGTTTTGCTCGAATCTTTTTCCAAATCTATTTTATTTAACGCATATTGACCACATGGACCACAATGATCTTCATTTGATAAATCTATTTTTTGATTCATTTTTTTAGGACATGTTTCATTTTTCCATCTACCAAGAGGCATATGAGTATGTTTTGGTTTTAAGTTTCTTATAAAATTTCTTATATTTATTATGTATTTCATGATATAAAGCTTTCTAATAATAAAGAATATGTTAAAAGTATAATTAAAATTAAAATTTCAACTTTTTTTGTTAAAATATGTTTGTTAAAATATGTTTGTTAAATTTAGTTTGGATTTTGATTTTAATAAAAAAAGTTGGTAATCTATTCATCAGAATAGTAAAAATCAGAATTATTGTCATATCCTTCTGAATCTGGATCGGAATCCGAATTATTTCCATCATCATCCGAATCTGAAGCTGAATCCGAACCCGAATATGAAGCCGAATCATAATTATAATCATAGTCATCGATAATATCATCATCGTCAACTAATTCATCATCACTATCTTCTTCAACTACTCTGAATTGATTATGATCTTCATTAAATCTCTGAATTGCATGAAGATGATCTCTTGGATTTCTACATTCAATAATACAACTACGATCGCAAGCACAAACAAGAGAAACAGTATGTCTGGGAATATGATGTTCACGATTATTTAATGCTGAAATTTCTCTATTTGATGGACATAGAAAATGACCATTGTTGATACGCCTTACGATTGGTCCAGCATTGGAAACAGCATTGGAAACAGCATTGGAAACAGCATTGGAAACAGCATTAGCACCTTCTAAGTCATACGACCTGATAACACAAACAAAATTACTCATATATATGCTAGATTTTATTCAATACAATATTATTAAAATTTTTATTTCAACTTTTAATTATAAGATCAATAATCAAAAACATAATCAAAAACATAATCAAAAACATAAACAAAAACATAATCAAAAACATAATCAAAAACATAATCAAAAACATAATCAAAAACATAATCAAAAACATAATCAAAAACATAATCAAAAACATAATTAAAAAAAGGTTTGTTAAATATGTGTTTTTAAATAAAAAAATTGTTGATCTTATTGATCTTATTCTTCGTCAGAATCAGAAGGATAATACAATGAGTAGCCTTCCTCATAATCTGTATCTGAATCATTATCATATTCAGATCCTGAATCTGAATCTGCATTTGAATCAGAATCAGAGCCCGAGTCAGATAAAGAATCAGACTCCGATTCATAATCTTCATCAGAATCATTATCATATTCAGACTCAGATCCTGTATCAGACGTCGTATTTCTATGTACATTATGATCAGTTTTAAATACTGAAATAGCATTTAATGGATCATTAACATTACGACAAACAATTACATAATTTGGATCACAGTTGCAATATAAACATACTGCATTTCTCAAATTATTACTTGTTTGAAAACTAAATGCGGTAATTTCCGTATTATTTGGACACAGAAATTTGTCTGAACCAGACAAACCTTTATTAATTCGGTTTGTCATAGTATAACGTCTATCTAAAGCAGTACCTGCAATAGAGATGTTTTCAGAATTAGAAACAGTATTAGGAATAGCATTTAAACCATTTAAATCGTAGATTGACTTAACATTGTATAAACTAGCAGACATTATTATACTTATATTTTTTTCAATACAATATTATTAAAAAAAATATTTCAAATTTTTATTATTGAGAGAAAATTAATAAATGAACTAATAACTAATAATAGCATCAATATTCAATAATAGCATCAATATTCAATAATAGCATCAATTGCATAATGATCAGATCCAGTTTTTAGTAAATTATCAATAATTTTATTATATTTATTATAAATGGTCGTTTCCTGACAAACAAATTTATTTTTAGTTTGCAAAAAAATTTTATCAATAATATAATCATTAATACTATCATCAATATTATCTTTATCTTTATCATTTAAACTGTATGAATATGTATTAGATAAATTATTAGTTATCTTAAATAAATCCACAAACTTATTATTTGTTAAAAAATTTTGTGTGGCATATCCATTTAAACCATCATTTAAATCACCAATAACAAAATTGAATTCATTTTCGGCATCAGATTTGTTCTTATTCAAAATTCTTATAATATTTGATAGCTCCGTATACCTACCTCTGCCTAATTTATTATAATTTAAATATTCATTGATATTTTTTTCATCTTCGTCGTCTAAATGTGCATTGATAATATTAAATTTATTTCCATTTGAATCAATACATTTTGTTAAGATTCCATGATTACCAATATCTAATTTAATATCAATTTGATCAATTGTTAAAAATTTCTTTTTTTTTATCATAGTAGTTATACCATTTGGATAAAAAGGAATATTTTTATCTATTTCATGTGACCAAAATGAATTATCATGATAAACTGGGAGTATCGTGTATTCATCAGAATATGTATGTATGAGATATTTGTTAAAAAAATCTTCCGTTTCCTGTAAACAAATAATATCATATGATTTTGTCTTTATTAAATTATCCAAATATGATTTAACTATTTTTATTCTGACAGATGACTCATTTCTGTTATGGATTGGAAAATATTTATTGAGATCTGGTAAAATGCTAGGATCATAATGATTATTACTAAACCATGATTCAGCTAATATATTAAATGATAAAATACTTAGATTATTAATTTTTCTAGCATATGTCATTTTTTGGTTATTGTTAGGTATACTATAACAATAGCTAAAGAATAAATTATATTCTTATTCAATTAAATAACATTATAAACAGATGAAAGAAATTATTTTCATTTTGAAGAAAAAGATTTAAGATCATTGTATAAACAAAATAAATCAATATCAGAATATAAAAACGATGTAATTAATAATATCATGTCATTTTTAGACAAAATTTGGATAAGTTTTTTTGATGATCATTTATTTGACTCGTATAGAATTTAGGTTTATTAATTTGCTTATTAATTTTGCCTTAGCTTATTTAAATTTAATATGATATTAAATTAAATAAAAATGTATAAGGAAAAATATCTTAAATATAAAACAAAATATTTAGAATTAAAAAAACAATTTGGTAAAGGAATTGATGAAATTCTTTTATTAAAAAAATTTGATAATCCGCATAAGTTATTTAACTTTTGTTACTCAAATAAAAAAATAATAGATTATGATAAAGTTGATTGGAAAACAATGTTCGAGGAAAAATATAAATCAAAATTAGATGCTTTCATGATTAATTATGCAAAAAATCCTAATATTGATACTTCAGACATTAATAAAGAAGATTTTTATTACCAACTAAAACAAATACCAACTAATACTTTTAATCTAGATTTTTTTAAGTTAATAACTAATAGCAAGAATGAAAATTTTTGGTTGTATTATAATACAATGGTCCTAATATATTTAGAAAATAAATTTTTTACAATTTATTCAAAATATCAAAAAATAAAAGAATCAATTGCATTTAAAGATCGTGTTGATATTCATAACGATAAATTTTCATTTTTAAATTTTTTATTAATATATAGTATACCAAATGATATAGTTGATCTAAATAGTAAGATTGATCAAGAACTTTTAATAAGTTTAGGAACTGCTCTAAATAGAAAGATTGAACAAGAGTTTTCAATAAGTTTAGGAGAAAATTTAGACGAAATACCATATGATTTGTACCTAAAATTATCTAAAATACTTGATCTAAATAGAAAGATTGAACAAGAATTTTTAATAAGTTTAGGTGCAAATCTAAAAGAAATACCAGATGATTTTTTTTATTATCATAATAAACATATGGGTATCTACGAAAAAGAAAATATTTATCGATTAACTAACATTACAATCCCAAATACAATTGAAGATATTGGTATTGGTGCATTTTCTAATAATAATTTAATTAATGTTATTATGGGAAATAATGTTACAAATATTGGAGTTGATGCGTTTAGAAATAACCCTGGTTTAATTGTTAGAAATTTAAATTTAGAATACCAACAAAATTTTTTTGATATTAGTTATTTTGATGAAATATATACTGTATTTTCAGATGATGCAGTATTATATAATAAAACTGGTAGACAAATTGAAGAATATTTATATAAAGTAAAAGCATATAGAAAATTTACGCAACATAATTAGTTATAACTTCCATATTAGCGTATAAATTGTTGTGATATTCGGACTAATACTAATATAATTTATACTATCTATTATATTTCTTGTTTGTATATCTGTAGTTATCATATATGATGGATTTACTAGAATAAAACCAGTAATTGTTTCTAGAGTAATCTTATTTGGATAATTTGGCAATGTATTATTTTGATTATTTGCTGTTCTGTAAATTACACCATCTATATTTGCTGCACACGCAAAAGCATTTGGTGTAATACTATCATTACTATACTTAAATATGAATTTATCACCAGCATTTATCTCTAATGGAAATATTGGAAATGTTGGAAATGTTTTTGGACTTTGCATATTCCAATGATTTATATTTGTTGGACTTGAAGGTGTTAATGTGAGTGGAGCTATCCAACTAATTGGAATACCATTTTTTGGAATAAAATTAATTTCTGTAACTGCATTATCTGCCCATGCTCCAATACTATAAAGCATTTTTTTACAACATTTGTTGGTGTTATTTTTTATAATATATTTTTCAGAATCGTCGGATTCTGATGAAGATGATGATTGACGTCTAACACAATTTTTAGAATAAATGTATAACTTATCAGGCATATATATAGTATAGTATAAAATAAATCTAAAATAATTTTAAAATAAATCTAAAATTATTTAAAATTTGTATACCAATTAAACAACTCATATTCAATTAATTGAATAATAATAACTAGATAGAAGAATATTTATATTAATTTATTTATACACTATAAATATAAGGATATGAATACAATACAAAAACGTTTTGCTTTATTTTTAATTGGATGTATTGGTACAAGATTACTACTTGTATATATTGCTAAAAATATTAATATTAAAATTTTAAAATATATGGGATTCTTATTATTAATACCTGCATTTGGATTTATTTATATTTATTTAACTGGTACAAGAAAAACTGGAGCTGAAGTTTTTGGTGATAAAATTTGGTGGAATAATTTAAGACCAGTTCATGGATTATTATATTTATTATTTTCATACAATGCTATAAAAGGTAACAAAAATGCATGGATATATCTATTTATTGACGTATTATTAGGATTAACAAGTTTTTTAAATTATCATTCTATTTCAAAGATAAGTTAAAAATATAAGTTAAATTAAAATATAAAAAAAGATAAGTTTTAAAATGCAATCGAGCCCATCGTACGAGGAAATTCTATCATATCTCTAATATTCTCCATCCCCGTTAACATCATTAGAAGACGACTCATTCCAATTCCAAAACCACAATGTTCAACCGATCCAAATCTTCTTAAATCTAAATAATAATCCAAGGAATCATCATGTGTTAGGCCATGTTTATCCATTGCTGCTTTTAGCGTTGAATAATCCACTGTTCTGCAGGAGCCTCCTAGGACTTCTCCAATACCAGGAACCAATAGATCACAACATTCTACAGTTGGAACATTTAGTACAGAATCAGGTAGATCGGATGGTTTCATATAGAATGCCTTTATTTCTGCCGGATAATGAGTAACAAAAACTGGTCTCTTTAGTAGAATATCTGTTAGATATCTTTCATGTTCAGATTTGAAATCAAATACACCAGATTCAGGAATTGGTGTCTCAAACTTATGGCCATCTGCCTGGACCTTTAGTAAGATTTGCATTACTTCGGAATATCTCATACGGGCAAAATTAGATGTTGTTGATTTGGTATCTTTTTCTGTATTTGGACATGTAGCTGATCCTGTATTTTGTCCCAAACCAATAAACATTTTAAGATATTCAACCAATGATGTCTTAAATTTATCAGCCTCGGGTTTCTTCTTATAATAGAACTCATCTAAAAATTTAATATCAGTAGCACATTCTGTTAGGACATGTCTAATACAATATTTAATGTATTCCTCTGCTAAATCCATATTATCTGTTAAATCAGCAAAGGGTATCTCTACCTCTAACATCGTAAATTCAGCAACATGTCTTGATGTCTGTGATGGATCTGCTCTAAATGCTGATTGATAACAGTAAACGCCACCTAAGGCCAGACAATAAGTTTCCAAAGCAAGTTGTCCAGAAACAGTCAAATAAGCTGGTGCACCAAAAAAATCTTTGGATAAATCAGGATCGGAATAAGATGGCATAGGGCCGGCTACATTTTGCAAAAAGTTATCTATAGGTACACTTTTATCAGTTGATATATTTTGATCAGTAGCAGTGAGACCAACCGGTTTAACAACAGATTTGGGCTTTAATGCTGCTTTCAATTTAACTGGATCTTTTAAAATGGTTGTCACTTGGAATGCTTCTCCGCCTCCCTCACAATCATTTTGTGTAATCTGTGGAGGTGCTACCAAAATAAATCTTTTCTTTTTACCATAAAAATCATGTGTAGCCATTGCCAACTCGTGACGAATACGAGCAATTGCTGCAAATGTATTAGTTCTTGCTCTAAGATGCGGAACAGTTCTCAAGTATTGAATACCTAATTTAGTTTTGGCTATAGGATTAGATTCAAGATTTTTACCATAGATAATAACATCATCAGATGAACAAATAATTAGTTCAAATGCTTGAGAGTTTACTGGACTTTTAACTAGATTACCTTTGATACCAACGGATACACCAGTACCTAAATCTTTAATTTGATCAACTGTCAATAAATTAGTTGGCAAAACGATTTGTAAATTTTCAAAAGTGGAACCATCATTTAGACTAATGAAAGAAGTATCTTTTTGAGTACGAAATGTTTTAATCCATCCTTGAACGAAAATCTTAGAATTTAGTAAGGATTCATGTTTAGAATAGATATCATAGATTCTATATTTGGTGGCCTCATTATATGAAGTATTTGGCGTATATGCTGTAAATTCGGTAAATTCAGTTGATGTTGTCGATTCGGCTGATTCGACTAATCCTGTAGATTCTGCTAATTCAGTTTCAATAGATTTACTAGATTCTGTGTTGTTTAAGGTTGTGCTCATTTTTGAATAAGTTTTAGTGAAGTTAATTTGTAATATATTTTATATATTTATATATGTATTTGGAGTAGAAATTACAATTTTTTGATAATCAATGCTATTTATTCTAAACTGAACTAAAATTCATTTAATAATATTAATCATAATATGGAAATATTTTCTTTATAAGTTAAAGAAAATATTGCTTTTTTTCCTTGATCTCGTGAAAAAATTATTATTCGTCAAATAAACTAGAAATATCAGATGATGATTTATTTAAATCATCATAATTTCTTCTAGTTGGAATTTTCTCTGCTTCTACTCCTACTTTTATTTTCTTGATTATAGTTCTTATATCATTATTAAATCTGCGAAATGCAGAATTGAAGTCTGCGTGTGTTTTTTTATCATATTGGCAGTTTT